GGAAGCACAGCTCCTTCCAGAGTTCAGCGTTCCAGCAGAGACCTACCTCGAGATAGACGTCGACGCCAAGCTGCAGGGAAGCATCGAGGAACGCGCTCGCATCTTCCAAGCCTCAGTGGGCGGGCCTTACATCACCAGAAACGAAGCCCGTGCAAAGCTCAACCTCCCGAACGTCGAAGGCGGCGATGAGCTGATCGTACCGCTTAACGTCATCACCGGTGGGATGGCATCGCCACAGGACTCCGCGCCGCCGGCATCCATACTCGGCGCAGCATCCGCAGGTGAAGCAGCACCAGAGGTCGGAACCAAAGCTAACCAGAGAGCAGGTCGGGTCCAGGCATACACACGCTCCCGCACAGAATGGGCTGGAAAGATGGGCGACGCCATCGAGAAAAGCATCCGCCGACAGCAGGCAAGCGTGACAGCGAAAGCCGGCGCGAAAGCAGCAAAAGGTGAGAAAGCCGCACCAGCATCGGTGTACGACCGCCGACGCTTCGCCAGAGAGATGGCCGAAGACATCAAGCCCGTAGCAAAGCAGGCCGCGAAAGCCTTCGGGAACCAGATCGCGGCACGCTACGGAACAGAGTTCTACGAGGAAGACATGGACGAGTTCATCGACGCCATCGCAACCGGAGCAGCAGGTGCCGTGACTAAAGCCATGAGCGACGAGATCGAAGCAGCCCTCCAAGAGGACGACGTGACCACAGCCCTGGGTGACGTGTTCGACGCCAGAGTAGCAGGGGCAGCCCTCATCGGACTGAGCCTTGCTACCACCATCGGAAACACGGCACGCAAAGACGCAGCCGAGACCGCAGGCACAGCCACGAAGACCTGGGTAGTCACAAACGCTAACCCGCGCCCAAGCCATGCAGCACAAGACGGACAGACTGTCCCATTCGGCGAAGTGTTTGCGAACGGGATGCGCTGGCCGGGAGATGCAGAAACAGACGACGCCGGAGAACGCGCAAACTGCACGTGCATGTTGGAGTTCGACTAATGGAAACACCGGGGTGGATGCGCGAGAACGCCCGGCGCGGAATACGGTGGTACGAGGAAGGCTACGCCGGTGACGGCCTACGACCAGAGACAGTGTCAGAGGCCCGGGAGATGGCAGCCGGCGAGGTCACAGAAGAAAAGGCAGTCCGCATGGCCGCCTGGTTTGCACGCCACATGGGTGACATCACCGGAGTGTCAAGCGACCAGGATCCCCCGACGCCAGGCATGGTAGCACACGCACTGTGGGGTGGATGGCCCCGTGAAGAATCGTTGAAAGCACAGCGCTGGGCCGAGCAGAACACCGCAGAGAAAAGTGCAAAAGCCCCCGGGGACAGAATCATCGTCTCAGACATGGACGACACCCTCTGCACACCTTCAGGCGACCCGATCGAGAACACCGTAGCGCACCTCAGAGAGAGAAACGCTGAAGGCATCGCCGTGATCATCGTATCAGGGAGACAAGACAGCCGCCTCGAGGAGACACGAGCCTGGCTGACAGAGCATGACGTGCCACACAGCCAGGTGTTCCTGAATGACTTCCCAGAGGGGCCGAATGCAGCCCGAGCGTTCAAAACATACAAAGCAGAGAAGCTCCTCGAGGATGGGTACATCATCACAGAGTGGATCGAGAACGATCAACAGACAAGAGAGGAGCTTGAGGCGATGGAGATCAACACCACAGACCCGAGAGACCTGGAAAGCGTGCCAGGGGACGACGACACCGACACCACACAAGCACAAGAGGAGCAGAAGAGCATGGACTTCAAGACATACAAGGCAGAGCTGCAGCCAGCAGACGACACCGGGACCGTAGAGGCTCTCGTTTCCGTGTTTGGAAACATCGACTACGCCGGCGACCGGGTCGTCCCCGGAGCGTTCACGAAGACGCTCGAGGAATACGCCATGAACGGCAGAACGATCCCGTTCGTTTGGTCACATGACTACGACACCCCAGAGAGCTACATCGGTAAGGTGGTAGAAGCGACCGAGACCAGCGAAGGCCTCCGCGTGAAGGCCCAACTGTTCGAGACGCCCCGCGCACAGGTGGTTCGAGAACTCCTCGTCAACAGGGTAGTGAACGAGTTCAGCTTTGCGTATGAGATCGTGAATCAGCAGAAATCCCAGGACGGCGCCAATGAGCTGACAGAGCTGCGCATCCTAGAATGCGGTCCAACAATGCGGGGAGCGAACCCGATGACACGCCTCATCGACGCCAAAAACGCTGCAGCAGCCGCGCCGGAAGACAAGGCCGCCCCAGAGTTGCAGAATGAGAAAGCAGGCCGCACCCTCTCCAGCAAGAACGAAGTGCATCTTCGTAGCGCACAGGAGAAACTCGCAGAAGCCTCCGCAGCGTTAGAAGAGGTTCTAAGTTCGATCAACGTCCGAGAGGACGCCGAAGACACAGCCAAGACTGAGGAGCCTGAGACAAAGGCCAAAGTTCAGGAGCCGGTCCGAGACCCCAACATCGCTCTAGCCCTAATCCAGCTATCACAGCTGGACTGACCCACAGGAGAACACCGTGGACATCAAGAACACCCTCGACCATGCTCGCAAGATCGCCGAGAACGCCGCCTCCGAAGGCCGCGCCCTCTCCGCAGATGAGCAGGCTTCTATCGACAACGCGCTCGGCGCGGTGAAGTCGTACCACACCAGCAAGGAACTCGCCAAGTCGGCAGACGCCCTCGCTGAGCAGGTCGGCGCGCCGTCCGCAGAGGCTGTGTCCGTCAAGTCCAACACGATGGGCGAGAAGCTCGTCAATGACCCTGCCATGAAGGCGTGGGTTTCACAGATGGCGATCAACGGTCGCCCGGACTCGAAGTCAATCCTTCACAGCCCTGCAGTGCAGGTCGCCCCACACATCAAGGCCCTCATCACCGGTGAGTCCGACACCGCAGCCGGCGCGCTGTTGATGCCTGACTTCCGCAACTTGGTGGACCAGGTGTATGGCCGCGAGCTCACCATCGCAAACCTCATCACCAACGGCACAACCAACGGAGACAGCGTCGAGTACGCACGCATCACCAGCACCACCAACGCTGCCGCCCCGATCGCTGAAGCGACCGCTGTCAGCGGCACCAGCGGCACCGCCCCTGAGTCATCCATCGTCATGGAGCGCGCGATCGCTGCAGTGAAGGAACTCAAGCACTGGCTGCCTGTCACCACCCGCGCACTTTCCGACGCCCCAGAGCTTGCGTCCCTCACCGATGCGTTCCTTCGCTACGGTTTGGCCGAGGAGCTCGAGGACCAGGTCCTCTCCGGCGACGGCACCGGCGAAAACATGGAGGGCATCCTCTCCGTGTCCGGCACCCTCGGTCAGTCATTCGACACCGACATCGTGACCACGCTCCGTAAGGCGATCACGAACGTTCGTGTCAATGGCCGCGCACGCCCGACCGCAGTGTTGCTGAACCCTGCCGACAATGAGCAGCTCGACCTTCTCACCGTCGGTGCGGCAGGCTTTGTGTTCGGCGGCCCGACCGGCCCTGCAGTGCAGTCCTTCTTTGGCCTGCCACGCGTCGAATCAGCAGCCGTGCCTGAGGGCACCGCGATCATCGCAGACTTCCGCGAGGCAGTCCTTCTGTCCCGCGCCGGAGTGAATGTCCAGCTGTCGAACCAGCACAGCGACTTCTTCCTGCGTGGCCTCGTGGCCGTCCTCGCAACCGCCCGCGCTGCGTTCTTCGTACGCCGTCCGGCTGCCTTCTGTGTCGCGGAGCTGAGCTAACCCACGCGGGGCAGCCCGCCGCACACTGGAAGAGAACATGAGGACCCCTCGGCAACTGGTCAAAGTACCGCTGCGCCGAGGGGTCTTCGTGCGTATCAGCCCAGCAGAAGCGCGCGCCCGTGGATGGGTAGAGGAGCCGACAACGTCCGAAACGCCGAAGAAAGCCGCAGCACCTCAGAACAAAAAGACAGCGAAACCCAGGAACAAGAAAGCAGAGGAGCTAAGCAATGACGACGTTCGCAACGATTGAGGAGCTCGCTGCCTACACAGGTAGAGAGATCGCAGAGGATAACGCCTCGGCAGCCCTCGCGCTGAGCATGGCTTCAGATGCGGTCCGTGCATACTGCATGCAGAACATAAGTGCAGTAGCTAACGAAGCGTACACGGCAGAAGGCCCAGACAGCAGAGTGATCCTCCTGCCAGAGGTTCCGGTCACAGCAGTGGCATCGGTAGAGGTCGACGGCACAGCACTCGAGACCACAGAGTACAACTGGACACGCACAGGCATCCTCAGCCGCATCGGCGGTGTTTGGCAGCCAGACAGCACGGAGATCGTGATCACATACAGCCACGGGTACGCGACAACGCCAGGACCCGTGAAGGCCGCGACGCTCTCCCTGGCTGCGCGCATCATAGATGCACCAGCGGGGGTGAAGCAGGAAACGATCGGAGCATACAGCGTCACGTACAGCAACGGTGTGCCGGTGTTGGTAGATACAGAGACCAGCAACCTAGACCAGTACAGGGTGCGCTAATGCAACACTTGCTGAACAGAGAGGCGACCATCACCAGCAGAGACGCGGTCGGAGAAGACAAGTACGGCAACACAACGTACACAGCAGTGACAGCAGGGCCGTACAAATGCCGCCTCGAGCAGACAACCACTACGGAGATGACCCAGGACCGGGAGACCGTCATCACCCGGTACCGCATGTTCATGCTGGCTGGACCAGACCTCCGCGCAGCTGACACCGTACAGATCGACGGGAAGACATACGAAGTAGACGGGGACCCGGTCGTGCGTGACGGCATGCACGCAGCGCACCACATAGAAGCGACACTGAAAGAGGTCCGCCCATGAGCAAAGCTAACACGAAAATCGACATCGAAGCCGTAGTGGCAGCGGTGGCTGTGTCCCGTGAAATGGCAGCAGCCCTCGAACAGGTGGCCGTCAGCATCGGCGACAGAGCTACACAGATCGCCAACGCAGAAGCCAGAGACACCGGACGCTACGCCCAGAGCTTCGTGTACGGCGGACTGTCCGCGAACGAACTGCGCACATGGCTGCAGAGCAAAGCAGGCAAGGGCGCCCGCCGCCGCCGCAGACAGACCGGGGCGTACAGCCCGGCGATCGAAGGGGAGTACAAGGGCGCCATCGGGTACGTTGGAAACACGGACTACAAGGCCCACTGGATCGAGTACGGCACAATCAAAACGCCGCCGAGAGCAGTCCTGCAGAGAGCAGCGCTGGAGTATGGCGCAGACGTGAGCGAGCAGTAAAATGCACGAACCGATCGACATCGAAGCCGCCGTCGTGGCCTTCCTGGCTGAGGACCCAGATCTGGAAGCAATCCACGACGGAAGAGTATCTACAGAGATGCCAGAGACCCCTGCCTTTCCGCGGCTCCGCATCACCCGCATCGGCGGCCTCATGGACCCGGACGCATGGATCGACCGGCCCCGTGTGGCCGTTGAAGCATGGGCAAACGACAAAGCGACCGCATGGGAGCTAATCGCAAAGACGCTAGCTGTGTTGCAGACCAGGCTGGTCGCGGCACCCATAGAAGCAGGCGTCATCACCTCGGTTCGCCAGGACCAGGGCGCCACATGGGCCCCAGACCCAGAAACAGGTAAGCCGAGGTACACCGTCTCGGTACAGATCACAACCCACCCAACCCCGTAGGAGAGACCGTGTCGAACGCAGAAGAAACCCTCGTAGGAGCATCCGGTGCCGTGTACGTCGCACCCGTAGGTTCAACCGAGCCGACGACCAGCAGAGGGACACTCAGCGCGGCATGGACGGAACTGGGCTACCTCAGCGAAGACGGTGTGACTTGGTCCGTTGGCCGCAGCACCGAAGACGTCTCCGCATGGCAGTCATTCTACCCCATCCGCACCCTTGTGACGGCCCAGACATCCACCCTCGGTATGACCCTGCGGCAGTGGAACGCGGACACGATCGTCCTCGCACTCGGCGGTGGCACCATCACCGAGGACACCGGTGAGTACACCTACGAACCGCCGGCACCAGGCGACCTCGACGAGCGCGCAATCATCGTGGACTGGTCAGACGGCTCCCGCGCGTACCGCCTCATCGTTCGCCGCGCCGTTGTCAGCGATGCAGTAGAGACCCAGCTCCAGCGTGGCGCGGCAGCA